AAAGGGCAACTACGTTGCGTTGTCAGATGACTACGATGATGAGCCCACGGACCACGGACAAACGGAGTATTATTAATGCCGATTACATTTTTAGCAAAAAAGGGACTTGGTCTGCTAGGTAAGGGTAAAAAAGGTGCAGCCCAAAGAAAATACAAATCCGATGTAAAAAAATTTAAAAAAGCAAAAACCGTTAAAGAAAAAATAGCAGCGGAAAGAAGTCCCAATGTTAAAAAATTTCTAACAAGACCAAACAAAGGTGAGATAGCTTTTCAAAAAGAAATTGGAAATTTGATAGAAGAGTTCGATGGTCCCGGTGTAAGTAGTAAATATGGCAGGAAACTTGGTAAAGGTGCTATGAGTGGTGAAAAAAGAATGAAGGGAAGATATTTTAGTACAACAAAATATCCGAAAGGAAGAAAAAAATGACTTATAACCCTTTTGATGATGTTATTGAAAATGATCCTGCATACATGCAGATCGGTGGCAGTGTACAACCATCCGTGATACCACAACGAAGAGTAGATCCATCACAACAAGGACCAGGTTTCAAACCCGTTGCTTCTCTTATAGCAGGAGCTTACAAACTGTTAACTCCTGAACAAGAAACATTAGATCAAATAGAAAAAGATCAACAACTAAGATCCTTAGCCACAGCTCAAGCATTTACCGGAACGGAGTTTGAAAACTTTGCAGGGCAGTTTGATTTACCATCAGAGGTGTTAACTAACCGAAAAGCAATGGATCTTTTAGATCAAGCAGGATTTAAAAGGGAAAGTTTTACTGAAGGATTCAGTCGTGTCGGACAATTTCTATATGGCAATCAAAGAAAAGCTTTTGACAAATTAAAAAGTGGTGAACAACTAAATAGTGAGGATAGACTATCAATAGCATTAGCACCACTTGACTCTTTAGACTTTTTGTTACCTCCTGTAGCACTAAAAAAATTAGGGAGTTTAGGATTAAAGAATATTAACGCTGTTTTAAAATCAACGTCAGATCTACCTGAAGTTCAACAAGTCAAACAATTATTTGGTGGCTCACCCGTGCCTGCGATTGGTCGTGCAGACGGACCACCAGGCATGGACACCGGACCACGGATCGCATTAGCTGCCGAAGATGGAACAGGAAAAGGAGCAAGACTTACAAAAGAGGGTGTTAGAAGTAGAGAGGACAACACACAACAATTGATAAATATTTTAAAACAAGATTTGGACGAAAACAAAACTAAGTCCATAGGTCAGATTATAAAAGATAATAATCTACAGGGATTATTAAAAACTGAACGTGGTAAAGGTTTCGAATTAAAAAAAGAAGTTAGACAAAAAATTATTTCAGAAGTTCCTGACATTTTTAAGAGCAAATTTGCGATACGTGCACAACCTGCTGCACAATTAAAAAGAGCAGAAACAGATCCTAAATTAACAGAAGTTTTAGAAAAATTTGTAAAAGACGGCACAACTTTCAACTCACCTTATGCTTTGAGTCAAAGGCTTGATGCGTTAGGCATTGCAACTCGTAGAGCTATAACGAAAAGAAAAAATGATCCTAACTTCAAACCTTTTTTTGATATTTTAATTCAACCCAAACCAAAAAAAACTAAAACAACTGACTCATTCGATAAAGTTTTTAGACAGGTTCCAGAAACAAATATTATAAATATTTTGTCTACCCCTAATGCCCCAATGGTCACTGTCAAAGACTTTAATCCACAAGGTTTTGATTTGATAAAAGAGCTTAGAACATCTCAAGGTATAACAGGAGAGTTTAGTCCTAAAGAACTTTTTAAGGATTTTTTAGAATTTAGATACAGAAATGTTAAAGATTCAGGACAGTTTCCTGACTTAACACCAGAAAAATTTTTTAACAGAAAATATGATGCAGAAGAAGTCACAAAAATTAGAGAAGAATTTAAAAATTTTATAAGTTTAGAACAAACTAGACTTGCAATGCAAAAAGAGACTAGAGATTTTTTAGAAGAACTTTCTCAGATACCTGAATATAAAAAATATCTTTTAGATTCAAAAGGTCAATTAGATTTAAAACTTGTTAAGGTTGATAAAGCTCATGACACCCCATTATTTTTAACCCGAGTTGAGGGTGCTGGTAGGTTAAAAAATGTAGGTAGATTTTTAGATCAAGGCACTGAGCCTGAATTTATTAACCCATCATTTCAAGCGTACAATAATTTGCAAAAAATTACTGACCCCTTAATCAACAAATTAGCTGATCTTAGAGTAAACAAAACTCTAAGAAAACAAGCAGAGAAGATGGATTTTAATTTATCAAAAAAGACAAAAACTAAATCTGGTAAATATGTTGTTCCAAAGGATAGATTAGATTTTGTTTCTGAGGATATGATAAAATATTTAAATTTGAAAGGGGCTAATATTAATTTAGATAATTTTAAAAATGGTAATCAATTAGATTTTTTGAATGCTGTAGATAAAGCAATAGATAAAATTTACAAAGATCGTGCAATAAGAACGTTAGTGCCCGTGCGTGAGGGTAAAGGTGGAAAAAAATTAAGTGTATTTTTTGGTGTAGAAGATATGAAAGCTATACCAAATGAAGCAAGGGTAGAATTATTTAAAAAAAGTTTAAAAGATCAATTAGACTTTGCAGTTGAAAATAACTTAGATGTTGGAGACTTTAAAAATTTAAATGAAAAAAAAGGAGATATTGGTTTTATTAAAAGATTAAAAAAAGGCGGAGCTGTAAGTATGGCCATTGGCGGTGATCCGTTGCAAAACATTAATCGACAACAGTTCACGCCTGATCCTGCTATCGATGAGGACTTCTTTCAACAAGCAGTAGATTCAGGTAATCTTACAGCGTTTAATCCTACGAAACTATTTAAAGTGTTTGGTAAGGTTGATGCTGTAGAAACACCAAAGAAAAAAATTCAAACAGATGCTCCGCAAGGGCCACCAGGCACGACCTTACCTGCAACACAACAAATGCAACCATCAGACTTTGCTTTTAAATCTTTTACGCTAGATGTTATCAATGATCCTAATGCACCAAAGGCAGCAAGACCTCAAGACTGGTTGAACTTTTTCAAAGGTAAAGCCGCACCAGAAGCAGAGCTACGTGACACAGGATTAATGCAGTTTTTAGAAGACTATGCGAAATATTATCCAGATCAAAAATTAACACAGCAAAGACTAACTGATTTTTATGAACAGTCACCAATGGGTAACATTAGTATTAAAGTAAAACAAGAAGGCACAGCAGTGCCAGCAGATCCTGACTACTTAAATTTTGTCGGTAGACCTAGACATCAAAACACCGGTAACCAAGATCTTGATAATGTGGGCACTAACTATCGTGAGGTAGTTGTGCAGTCAGGACCATTACCTGGTGAAACAAAACCATTTGTAGAGAGTGGACACTTTCAAGAGCAAAACGTAATTGGATTTACACGAGTTGCAGACTATAAAAATGTTGATGGTCAAGATGTTGCGGTAATACAAGAACTGCAAACTGATATGCTTACAAAAGTTAGAAAAGAACAAGAACGTATTGCTGCGTTGTTAAAAAGAATTGAAAAAGTAAAAGCAGATGCTGAGGCAAGAGTTGCATCTGGTGATTCGTATAATGCGGAAATGGGTCAACAAATGTTAAGATCTATTAATAACCAGTTTCCTAGTGCCACTTTACAAAAATTACAAGAAAATTTAAGTGCCATAAAACCTTTTCCAAATACTGCTGGATTAGATCAAGTTCCTAAATTT